CGACGAACGACTTGTTTGCCGATACCTGGAACATGGCCACATCCGCCGGAGGCATGGCAACGACCGCAGCCCCGGTAATCGTATAGGTATAGGGGGAAAGCGTTGAAATATCCTGTTGTGCACCTCCATACACATTGAACGAAACCAGCTTGATATAGATGGTCTTGCCGATCTGGTCATTCCGGAACGGGTATTTGAAGATCGAACCATCCAGCCGCGCAAACTTGGCGCCGCTTGCGTGGGCGGAAATGGTGGAACCATACGCGCCTCGTATCAGATAGGTCAGGTTGTATGTGTTGCTGCCGGTCAAGGCCGCGGTTTCATACGCCAGCAGCTCCCCATCCACATAGCAGAGGGTATTCAGGCTCTGGGCGTCCTGCTGCGTTCCCGAAAGAAGCTGGCCCGAACTTGCCATCAGATCGACCGCAAGCGTGTTTACGTTGTCGGTTGCTGCTCCAGACGGCAGCGCAGACGAAAGGAAGCCGTGGCGGGACTTTCCGTTGATCGTGCCTGCCAGGGTATAGCTTACGTTGTCTTCCGATATCCATACCTCGCAGCCGCCCCAGTTCGCCCCCCCGGATGTGGCAAGCCAGACCTCGAGGCCGGTGGTTGCCAACTGGTAGGGGCACTCGAAGATAACCGGCGCGCTGGCGTCGCCCGGAGCCACCTGATAATTGGGCAGATACCCCAGGGGATTCTGGTGGGGATAGATGGTGTGGCTGTTGACGCCGAAGGGATATTCCTCCGCTGTCACCGACAATAGCCCGTTTTCATCCTCATCGATCTGGGTGATCTTCACCGGCGTCAGGTTCAGCCCCAGTGTCGTGTCCGTCAGGGTTACCAGATCCAGCGGTTCCAGCAGGCAGTGCTTCCACGAAAGCTTGAAGGTATAGGTGTTGCGGATGTACAGCACCCGCTGCAACAGAAGTTGCGCCACGGCGCGCGCCACGGCTGCGTCGCAGATGTAATGCAGCTTTACCGGGTCCTGGGTGCGCAACCCCTTTGCTTCGATATCGGCCTGATCTTTCGCTTCCGCAATGGCCACGTTGTAATCCTGCGCCCGGTCCACATACTCCACCTGCACATGGTTATAGGCGTCCGCGGTGGTGATGCGGGACACGTTCACCGGCGCTTCCGACGAATCGGAAACAATGAAATCATCATCGGTCAGGTCGTAGACCGGGGTGATATTAGGCGTGAAGGTCACGCCGTTGCCGGTAATTGCCGCATCGGCATAGGGAATGATGGCGAGCTTGCCCTGTGACCAGATAAATTCACTATTGGTGCATTGCGCGATCTTTTTCAAAAACGCCGATGCCTCAGCCTGCTCGGTCAGGGCAGGGGAGAGAAACAGCCCGGCGGCCCGGCAGTATGCCGTATATCCGCTGGCGTTGAAGTCCCCGATGTTGGCGGCCGGAAATCCGGCCTGGATTAAGAAGTCGTTCAGAATGTAATCCGGCTGCGCATCGGTTTGACCGTCCAGTTGCCCCTTTCCCATCACCTCGAACGACAGGTTTTGAATCCCTGCGTTGGAATCCAGGCTGAAGAGCGGGCAATCCACATGCGCCAGACCGGAGTAGGGGACAGCCTGATCCGGGTGATGCGTCGTCAAATGCCCCCACGCCGCCTGACCGGGAGCGCCCAGGGATGCCGACAGGTTGAGGTCGGCCAGAGTGATGCGGGTCTTGTCGTTCCATACGGTCCCGATGCCTTTAACCGGCCCGGCGCACAGGCCGATCATGATTGCGGCCTGATAAGTGTATCCTGTTGTCGTGCTGCTGCCGCCCACTATTTGCCTCCGCTCTGGCTTTTAACTGCATTCGCCCTGAAATCGCCGTACCAGATGATATTGCCGGTAATCCGGGTTTGCCCCCACACCAGGGGAATGACCGCGCCATAGGTCGAGGTCTGGACACGCACGGCCTTGATTGCTTCCGGTTGATTTGACTGTGAACTTCCGCCGCTATTCATCATCCCTCCAAAAACTGAAAACTCCTGCCTGCCGGGGGGCAATGGCGTCCGTTGCCGCGTCGGCGAGAACACACCCCACGCCCACGGTTGCATGGATAATCTGCGGCCACTCCACCACCAGCGCGCCGTGGGACAATATCCGCCCGAACCGGTACAGGACGATGTCGCCGGGAAGCGGCTTGCGCGTAACCTCACGGCAATAGCGCTTGATCCACGTCACATACACCTCGTCCGAGCGGTGCAGATGAAAATCCGGCTTGAATGTGCCCAGATCCACATCGTCAATTAGACCGGCGCCCGCAAAGCAGGCTATCAGGAATGTCCCGCAATCCACGCCCACGCCCTTGATCCTGGCGTTCAGGTGGTACGGGGTCTTCAACCAGGTCAGGGCTTCGGCAACTACTTTTTTACGTTCTTGCATGTTCATGTGTTGATAACTTTTTCTTTCTGTGGTGAAGCCATTTGTGGTAACTGTCTGCCAAACATTTTTGTCCCGATAACCTGTGCAACATGGAGATAGGTTACATTCTCCCCCGCCAGGGGGGAGGGAATTTTTGTGACTTTTGCAAGAGGCTCTTAACCACGCGGTTTTGCTTGGCCGGTCCGCGTGGGCACGATGAATCCGTGCCCACCCTACTTTTGGGCGCTGTTCCATGCTCATATCAGTACGCCGTTTCCGCTGCCGGGATATAGGGGCAGCCTGAAAAGTGTGACAGGTTGTTGAACTTGCTGCCACAGGTGGATTGAATCTTGTCGCAGCCTGGGTAAATCGTGAACGTATCGCCGGTTGCGGGTGGATAGGGCAGGGGCAGAGAGAAATTCACGACGCCCGGCGCTGCGGACTTCACCGTTCTGGATATGCCGCTATTCAGCCCGCTGGAAAAGGTCGCCGTTCCAAGGTCGAAATAACCGGATTGGGAGTAGGCGATATCCGCCGTAACCGATGCGCCGGATGCCGGTACATTGGACAGCATGACGGTAACTTGCTGATTGACCAGCAGGTACGACCATTTCCCGGATGCGGCAGGAGCGCCATTAACCCGCACCGCTGTGACGGCTGTGGGAATGACCGACAGGTTTTTCGTGAACGACGTTGCCGAGCCGTCTCCGGCGCCCATGCCGTAACCCGTCAATGTTCCGTTGACCGCTCCGGCCTGCGTCAGGCCGCAGATGATCGAGGTGGTTGTGCTGCCGTCCAGAACGGAACTGCCGACGCCGTGCGATGTTTTGTCGAGCGTGCAGCCGGAATCGAAAAGCGTATGGCTGCACCCGGCCTGATAGACATTGCGCGGCATTTTTACGTTGAGCAGTTCCAGGGTGGATTTCACCGTCATGGGGATTTCGGTGCGGTTGAAATCGGAGATATCGGACACCCTGCCCATGAAACGAATAATGGAGCCGACGAACGTCTGCCATGCCGGACCGAAAAACGCCCGCTCCAGAGTAAAGTCCGCACCGTCGAACATGCCCATGTTGACGGCATGCACAAAGGGGACACCGGCCACCAGGTCGGATGAAGACGGATAGATCGTAAGGGAAAGCTCGTCCACCTCCAGCCCGGCCTTGATGGAGATGGTGTCGCGCTTGATGGGAATGGCTGAACTGAATGTATTCCCGTTCACGGTCAGATCGCAATCGAGCGAGGTGTAGCGCAGCACCGTCCCGTTCAAAAGGGTGAACGTGAACAGGTCGGCCATGAGGAACTGGTCTGAGGTATTCAATAGATTTATGAGTTCGGTAGTTGCCTGGATCATTTGATACTCTTGAACTGCACTTTTTTATTTTCCCAAAGCTGATACATGAATTGCGAGAATTCCGACGTGTCCTGGAGGAACCGGCAGCGGAAGTAGTAGTTGAAATCTGCGGTAATGCTGACGCCGGTCGCAGGCGCTGCGGCAAAGGTCACCATGCCGTTGGCATCCACGCTCCAGCCGCTACTCTGGGCAACGTCCGCAAGGTAGATGACCGGCGTTCCTTTGATGGCTTTCATCGGTTCCACAAAACCGCCCAATGTCCGCACCAATTGAAACTTCGTGGCGCTGCCGTCTCCAATTCCTATCTGCTGGCCGGTGATGGAGTTGTCCGAGGTGTCGTTGAACAGAAACGAATCAAAGCGCCCCTGCCGTTGCAGGAAAAAGCCCATCAGCGTTTTCAGCTCGCTCACCCCGGTATCGCGAAGCAACTCGTAGGAAAGCTCGAACTGCCAGCGCGGGTAACTCCAGTAGGCTGTCACATTCTCTTTCCCGCTGGCCGAAGTCTGCACGCAGGTGGAAAACTCGGGGGTCTTCTTGATGTCCCACTTGAGCCCGGGGAGGGTAGGGAAAATGGCGTTGCTCATCGTGTCCCCCTGGCCGGTGTCAAGCTGCCCATGTTGCGTATATGGGCGACTGCCGCGCTTGCCACTGCTGCTTTATTGGCCTTCATGAACGATTTCACGCCCTTTGCGTCCAGGGTGTTGACATGCATGTGGACGTGGGTGCCGTTGCTACCACCCATACCATCGCCCGTTTGCCCGCTTCGGATTATGTTTTTCAGACCGGAAGAAAGATCGGCAGGGAGAACCATTTCATCCTGATGGAGTTGCGTGACCGGGTTGACGCCTGAGGGAATCTCGTAACCGCCTGCGGCGGAGGCCATGGCGCCGAAGGCCAGAACTGCGGTATATGTGACACCTGCTGCAATGGCGCCCAATACCGGGCCAACATAGGGTATTCCTACCATAGCGTTATAAGCACCCGCAGCGGCTGATACCGCAGCATTGTTGATCTGCTTAATAGTATCTTTCAAATTTGCGGCCATTCGTTTTAATGATCCCTCTTCCGTTGATGTGGTCTTTGCCGCTTCGCCAGCCTGATGAGCAAACACGCTTGCCCAGACGTTTTTAATTGTTGACTGCAGCATCTTTATGCCCATTTCCATTACGAGACCGAGAACCTGCTTTGACATTTGCTGCATGGCCTGCTGGAACGTCGTTGCCCCTGTGATCATGCCCTTAATCGCCCCGCCAAAGCTGGACTTGATGCCGTCAGCAAGGGCCTTCCAGTTCTTGCGCTGTTCCAAAGCTATTTTATTATCCGTCTGCAATTTCCGCCGATTATATTCAGCATCAAGCTTTTCAATTGCCTGGATGGTTTTGAGATGTTCTTTTTCCTTGGTCTTATTAAGCTCAGCTTCCTGGGTAAGCGCATCCCTTTTTGTTTGATAAATAGTTTTTTCAAGCCCTTGCTCTCGCTTGAGTGCCTCCGATTCAGAGATGGCTCCGAGTGCCTTCAGATTGGCTATTTTGTCGCGTTCGATATCGATAGAGATTTGCTTCAGATCTCGTTCATGTGTTATCCGCATCTCACCAAGTTTCTTCTGTTCTTCACTGACTTCTTTTACTACTTTTTTAACATGGTCTAAAGCTGCGATATACTCTTTATCTGTTTCCTTGATATGCTTGATCTGTTGGTTCTTCTGCTCTTCAGATAAATTATTGTTGTCACGAATAAATTGAGTGTGCTTCGACAGGATCAAATCAGCTTCTTTTTGCGCAATCTCTATACGTTTTTGACTTACCTTATCAGTTTCTTCGCTTTGTTTTTCAAGTATCTTTAATTTTGTTTGTAAATCTTCTGCTTCAAGTTGTTTTTTTAGCTCATAGACTTTTTTTTCAACCTGAAAACGTTCTGTGCTGCCCTTTTGTGTCTGTGTGATCTTTTTTTCCCAGAAAGCTAAGTCTTCCGCCAAGGAGTCTTTGAAAAAGGCTTTTTCATCAATTTTTTGTTTTTCTCGTTCGTTTTCCCATACGGCCATGCTGGATTTTTCTGCGCTCCCGCCGCCCTTGCCGCCTTTTCCTTCCTTGCCCCCGTGGTATTCTTTGCCACCGCCACCGCCGCCGGAAGGCAGTGAACTTTTCTCGGTTGGCGACAGCCCCCACATCTTGGCTACGCTGCTATTTGTTTTGTCGACAGCAGGAGCCAGTTTGTCCAGCCACCTGTCGGTGGCGTCCGACATCTGTTGAACGCCGTTCTTGTAGGCGCTCACAGCACCGGAGAAGTCGCCGTGAAGGACCCTGTCGATGATCTGTCCGGCGGTGGTTATCTTGATTGCAATTCGCTCGAATACCGTTTTCACCGTTTCGTAAAGCACGATAAAACCCAGGCCCACGTATTCGCACGCGGTAACTATTCCGTTGAGCGCACCTTTGAATATTTCCATGAGTTGCGGCCCGTTGCCGCTGAGCCAGGAGCCAAAGACAGTCAGCACCGGCATGACTGCATTGCCGATCTGGATTTTCATCGCATCCAGAATGAGGTTGACGTCATTGATGGCGCGATTATATTCCTTGTACTGTGCTACGGCCTTTGGCCCGACTTCGATGCCAAGCTCTTCCTGCCGGCGCTTTGCCTCTTCCATGGCGGCTTTGTTCATTTGCAGGAATTGGCTGTTTTGCTTTATTTCCTGACCATATACGGCCGTGGCGGCGGCGTCGCGATCCTTGCCCTCTTTATAGCCGAGCAAGACAGTGTTGGCGTCGACCATGATGTCCATCATGTCGCGGGTATGGCCATTTCCGTCCTTGGTCGCAATTCCCATCTTGTTGAGCCCGGCTTCGTTCTCCCTCACCTGCTGGACGAATCCCTTGACGGTTTCCTCTACCTGTTCATTGGTGAGGCCAAGGGAGCGGGAGGCAACCATCAGGGCGGACGCGCTTTCCGTGGTTACGTTAAGCTGCTTTGAAAGCTTGATCGCTTCTCCGGTCCAGGCTTTGGATGCCTCGACCATTTCCTTGAACGCTTTACCGCCCTCAAGTGCCAGTTTCACGCCATCCATTGCGCCGCTGATAGCGCCCATGACTTTGTTAATCTGGGAAAAGCCGGACTCGATCTGTGATTTCAAACCGGTGACCGCTGTTGCGCATTGAGACTTCATGTGCTCAAAACCGCTCGTGATCCGGTTTGCAGAGGATTCAACAGCAGTTGCCGCCGCTTCGGTACCTGCCTGCAGGTTGCTGGCATCGGCCTCAACTTGTACTTTTAGTTTTTCGTCAGCCATGTAAAGCTCCGCCTATCTGTCCGCCGCCGGCCACGAAATCGCCGATAAAATCCTGCAATCCTTTGCCGTCGCCCTGATTACCCGTTTCAGCCTCCGGCGCTTTCTCCAGCAACGCCGAATTGAGTGTTGCCAGAGAAACGTGTACCGGAGGCGTCAGTTTCCAATGTTTGTTCATTGCCGCCAAACGAGGCAGCGTCATGCAGTCGTCGATGTATTCCCATGTCCAGCCGGTAGCCGCCGCCAGGTACGCATAAATTTCGTCCCAGTCTATTTCCCCGCTACCGGCTTTGTTTCCCCCGCTGCCTTCTCCAGCCCGGATTGATTCATAACCGCCTGGAAGGTGGCGGCGATGTTGCGCAGGTCAAGCATCTCTTCCACCTGGTCGAGGGCGATATCGGGATAGTTGCGGGTGATGGCCGCGTGGACGATTTCGGCCTGAAGCGAGACCATGCCTGCTTCATCGAGGCCGCCCAGGTCTTTGAGCCGTGGAGATAATCTCTTGAGTTGTTTCAGGTTAAGGGCGGGCACGACATATTCCTCGCCGCCCAGGTTGATTTTTTCGCCGTCTATCATGATGGTTTTCCTTTCGTTGTCTCTGTATTAATTGCCTGTTTTTGATCGGCTTTTCATAACTCCCCCCCAGCCCCCTCTTATCTTAAGAGGGGGAGCTTGGAATCGCGACGGCTGAAGTTCATCGCCGCACCTTGGCCAACGGGTTCCTCCCCTTAAGTTAAGGGGAGGACAGGAGGGGTTATGTCTGCCTTCCCAATCCGGTAGCCGTCAACGCGAATTTGATCAGCCTTTCATAACTCCCCCCAGCCCCCTCTTATCTTAAGAGGGGGAGCTTGGAATCGCGGCGGCTGAAGTTCATCACCGCACCTTGGCCAACGGGTTCCTCCCCTTAAGTTAAGGGGAGGACAGGAGGGGTTATGATCGCCTTCCCAATCCGGCAACCCTGCCTTATCATTATTCATCAAACGACAATGTGCCGATGGTGTTGGTTGCGTCCGCAAATACGTTGAAGTCGAATTCCGGAATCACGAAGTCCTCCAGCTTGGTCGAAAACGTCAGCTTGCTGGCCGTGCATTGCGGGAACGTGAAGGTGGCCGCCTTGCCCAGATAGCTGGTGGTGAATGCCGCCTGAAACAGCGGGGTGGTGCCCAGCATCTGGTTGGTGATGACGATCTTGTTGCCGCTGGCTGCCACCGTGTACGAGTAGTTCAGGCGCACCGGGGTGCTGGCGTCGGCGGAGGCGAAGGTGTACACGCCCGAGCTGTTGACCGAGTACTGCCCGGTCGTAGGGGCGGATGCCACTTTGGTCAGGAACAGGCCGGTGTTAGCGTTCTGTACCCCCAAATCCTGAATAAACGTCGCGCCGTTTGCTGCCGTGACGGTCCAGGGGGTGGATGCCGGGATGGTCGCAGCCTCATCCACGGCAACAGCCTGCTTGCCGGTGGCGTTTGTCAGGCCGAAAAAGATCTGGTTCAGGGTGTTGCCGTTGATCTGCGCCGCCTTGGCCTTGCAGGTGATCTTGCCTTTGCCGCGGGCGATCGCCAGGGGGAACTGGTATGAACCGGCAAGCTCCTTTACGGTGAACGAGAAGTCTACGGAGACATCCTGAAGCGCTCCGAATCGGACAGGGGTGCTGTTTGCCGCTGAGTTGACGCCGTACAAGACGCCGGGGCCGAATGAATAAAGTGCCATTATGCTGCTCCTTTGTGCTGGAATCTGGTTTTGAGGTCTTCAACAGCCTCAAAAATCAGGTTGTAGGTGGGGGTGTCAATGCCCCGGTTGCATATCTGCTCGCGGAACCATTGGTCTATTATTTCCGTTTCAGTGTATTGATTGGTGGTTTCTTCCATGTGGTTGCTCCTTTGTCCGGTCTTCAATTGCATCATAAGCTAACACCCTGTCTTAACCCCTCACCCGACCTTCGGCCACCCTCTCCCGCTGGGAGAGGGATTGATTATAGTCCCTTCTCCCTGAGGGAGAAGGTGCCCCGGAGGGGCGGATGAGGGGAATTTTGACTTGATGCAAAAAAAACTAACCGGACATTGCTGATGTGGTCGCTACTTACGTTGCGACGATCTCAATAGGGATAATCGCCATTGCCTGGTCGCCGAGCGTCCCTTCGTCGGTTTCTATTTTTCCGTTGATGAAACAGTGGGAGACGTTCGCTAGCCCGAGGGTTTGCGTCGTGTCTGCCGGGCCATGCTCAAGCGCCGCTTCAACCGCGTCGATCAGCGGGTTGAGGATGGTTGACGGCGGTGTTTCGTTGTCTCCGGTGACATACAGGTAGATCTCCACCGGCAAGGTGTATCGGGGAGGCTGGTTGCGCATCCGGTCCACCTGCTGGGATTTTTCGGTCATGAACAGCGCCGGTTGCTGGTCTGCCGGTACATCGCCCCAGTGCCGCAGTTTGCGGCTGCGGGTGACGATGCCGGGGATGCTGTGCAGTTTGGCGAACAGCGCCGTAAAAATTGTCTCGCGATTCATTGGAAAGCTCCCTTGAGCGCATCCCGCATTCCGGCCTTGATTTCAGTTTCCATTTCCCGGAGCGACGAACGGAGGAAAGACCGTTCCGGTAGATGCATGTGCATCGTGTGGGTCCGCACCCGGACATTCACCGGGCTGATGGGCTTGCCGAACGCCTGCCGGATCTGCCGCATGTGCTCCTTGACCGTAACCGTGCCGGTGAATCCGAACTCGTGGGCCATTGCATAGGGTTTTCTTGTGTTGATGACGGCCGTAATGCGGCTGCCGGATGTGTCGATCCGCTGGCTGATGCTGTTTCGCAAAGCGCCGGTCCGGTTTTTGAGCTGCTGGCCGGTCAGCTTTTCCTCTCTGATCTTGCGCACCAGCTTGAGCGCAAGCTGCCCCACGGACTCCTCCAGGGCTGCCTGCGTGTCCGGGTAAATCTTCCGCACATACGGTATCAGTTGTTCGTGTCCGGTCAGAACGGCGCTGATCATACGGGAACCACCTTGTTGAAATTTCTCAAAATGTTGCGGGTTTCGTTTGTCAGATCGGACGCGGTGAACGCCACCGTCTCCGTGCCGAGGGTTTTACTGGTCTGGCCGATCCGGTCCCGCTCCCGGTATTTTTTAGCCACCAGCTCCCAGCAGCACATCGCTATCTCAGCCGGTACAGCTGCATAACCGGCCGTATAGGCGATGATGACGTTCTGGCGGCCGGGGGTGAACCGGTAGCCCTGTTGCAGGTACACGGCTATGTCGTCGAATTGGTAGCCCGGCTGCGTGTTGTTCGCGGCCAGGGGAACCGGCTTGTTGTCGATCATGACGCTTGCGACCGACGCGATGGGGTAATTCCGGGTCAGCATGCTGAAGCCGCCGTGACCGTCGCGGGTTTCCGTGTAGGGGGTAAGCGCAATCGTCCGGCTGGTCCATGATTCGATGAAGGCGGAAGCGCCGGTAATCATCTTGGCCAGCAGCGCATCGTCCGTGGTTCCGGTGATCTTCAGCCATGCTTTGACATCTGCAAGAGTTGTCAGGTCCATGAGTTATGCCTTGGCTGGTTTTTCAGGGACTTCAGGGAGATCAAGGACATCAGGGACAAAGCCATGATTAAGCAAGCTTGGTACCGCTTCCACCGGGACGTCGATAATCCCTTTCTTGTCCACGGGATAGAACTCCCCGTTGAAACCTGCGCCGCTCTTGTTATCCGCAGGGGCTTTCATTTTTGCCATGGTGATCAACCTCCAGGTGGTGGCCCCCCTGTTTCAGGGGGGCGTTATCGTGTGTTGGTTCTTTTTAATATGATAAACTACTTACAGGTTGACAACTCCCCCCTTTGAAAAAGGGGGGCTGGGGGGGATTTGTCAGCGGTGGCAACAATTGACAAAGTTGGCATCGTCGTTAAATCCCCCTAAATCCCTCTTTTCCAAAGGGGGACTTTTTCTGCCGCATAGACCTAATTCCCCGGCGCAATGTTCCGGCGGAAACCGAACGCAGGCGGGAAGTAGCACTTCAGCACGCCGTCGAAATACACGCCGTACTCGTATTTGCGCGACCGGCGCGGCCATTCGATCTGGTAGTAATCCCGGCGCAGATGCTTGAGCATGATGGTGCCCACATCGTTGAGCGGGTAGGGGATGGTGTTGGACCAGTACAGAATCCCGCCCGGCGGCATGTTGGGGTGGCAGACAACCTTGACTTTGGTGTTGGTGATCTTGTTCAGGATGGTCCCGATCACCACGCCTGCGTCGATGGTTGCGCCGCCGTCATCCAGGGTGTAGCGGATCAGCGGAGCGCCGCCGTTTTTGATGATGATGGCGTTGATGTCCAGCAACACCTGGGAACCCACATACAGCTCGTCCGGGCTGAGACGGTACTGATCCCAGAAGGCCGCAAGGTCGTTGTTGATCTCGTTGATGCCGCCTGCGCCGTCGCTGGTCAGCTTGGTTCCGGCGCCGGGGGTGCCGGTCGCCTGGTCGAAGAAAAGCGCGCCCGAGCCGGATTTCATGATCTGGGTCAGGATGCCGTCGTACACCAGCGTATTGCGGCTGTTGTCGGAAGCGGGCAGGGCGCTGATGTTCTGTGTACCGGTGGCCGTGGCGGTAATCAGCACCGAGTTGATGGTGGTGACTGCTCCCAGCAGTTCGTTGCCTGAGGTTCCCCAATACCAGGCATAGGCGACTGCGCCACGCACCGGGGTAACAGACGCGGAAATGGTGGAGGTGGAACCGGTGGTCACCTGGGATGCGGCCGCCGATTTCTGGGCCACGCCCCCGCCGTAGGTGTCGGACGTGCCGTCGGCATTGGCGCGGGTAATGGAAGCGGTCAGGGCGGCAGTGGGGAGCGCCAGGCTTTGGCCGGTCGTGCCGTTGTTCACGGCCGCCACCTGCTGATAGCCCTGAAGGGTCAGCGCAACGCAATAGACGTTATAGGTTGCGGCTGCCAGGGTTCCGCCGGTGGTCGACGTGGCGACCGTGGGGGTGGGAGTCGTGCCCAGCGCCAGGGTGCCGTTGCCGCCCAGGTCGCAGAACTCTTCCTTGATCATGGTCGCCTGGAGAAGCTGCTGAACCGCAAGGGCTTTGATATCCTCAAAGCCTTCGGCCGCATAGTCGGCTTCGAAGGAGGAATAGTTTTCCAGGCCGAGGCCCACGAACTTTGCCCAATAATCCGCCACCGTCTGTGAGATCACGCCGCCGCGGTTTCCTTCCGAGACGCCGAAATCCATGTTGGTGGTGTTGACGCCGGTTACGGCCTTCCAGTTGCTTTGGATGCCGCGGCCGCCCACGCGCCGGGCGATGCGGTTGCGAAGCGGGGTGAGAACCGGATAGAGCTTTTTGCTGGGCGCTTCCAGATCGTAAAACGTAATGCCTGTGGTGGCTGTGGACGACTGGGTGAATGCGCGGGTTACGTCATCGTCATGGATGGCGTTCTTCTGTGCTTCGCTGATAAGCCGAAGCGTATCTTGAGTCGTAGTGCTCATGTAGTCTCCTTTGCGTCGTCGCGACGCTGGTTGGGGAAATAGCCGGGCCTGTCTCGCGACGGTCCTGTTTTGGATTAATTCGATGAGCGATAATCTTCAGCCTGATTTGTTGCCACGGAAAGTCCCCCTTTGAAAAAGGGGGATTTAGGGGGATTTGCAGTGGATGCCAGCGCTGGTAAATCCCCCCCGGCCCCCCTTTTTCAAAGGGGGGGGTGTTATTTTATTTGCCAGGTTGAAGCTCGATGCTAATCGGGTAACCTAGTAAAGCCATTGCGGGTTTTGATGTGCCCGCTTGATAAGCTCAAGCCCCGCCTGTTCCGGCGGCAATTCGTCGATGCGTTTGATGTCGGCCTCTTCGCGGGTGAGGTCGTCCCCCTTGCCGATCACCTTCAGCGCACCTTTGGCCGGGGCCGGTTGCGCCTCCAGTTCCCTGATGCGCTCGACGCAGCGGGCGTTTTCGGCCTCGAGCCGGGTAATAGCGCTGTTCAGCCGCCGCACGTCGCTTTCCAGGCTTGCCGCGCGCCGCACATCGTCATCCGCCCCGGCGCCTGCTTCCACCCGGTCGCACTTGTCGCACAGGGGCACGCCCAGGCCGCGCAGGCAGTCCTTGATGGTGTTCAGCCGCGCCATGTCTTCCGCCGAGTGCCGCGAGCCGGATGGTTCGGCAGGCTCTTGGCGTTGGTCAGGGGGCAATTCTTTCTTTTCTGCGGGTAATGCTTCGTTAGGTTTCATAGTTCCTCCGTCAATTCTGAAAATCCTGTATTCGTCAAAAGGGCACCCCTCGTTCGAAGGGCGGTCCACAAGGGAATGCTCGGTAATCGACTGGAGATGGATCACATCCCCATCCTGCCACTTGTCAGGCGGAACGATGCCCATGTTCTCGCCGTCCCGGGTGGTAAACTTTTGACGGCCGCCAATGGAAAAGCCCTTGTAGATGCCGTCCTTCACCTTTGCCCAGGCAATATCGTCGCCGATATAATCGGTGACATACACGCCCACATCATCGACGCGGATATCCCGGACAACGCCGATGGCCGACGGCTGATGCATCTCGCGGACATTGGCCCACCGCATGTAATCGGGCAGACAATCCTTAACGCTCTCCAGGTCGATGTACGTCCCATAGGAATCCTTGATGTCTCCCCTGGTCATGTACCCGGAAACAAGGCGCTTTTCCTCGTCAACCCGGGTGATGTCTACAAAAAAATGTACGTCGTGAATGCTTGCCATAGTTTGTACGCTCTATCGAGCCTCTTGCAAAAGTGTTGGAATATTCTCCCCCTCCCTTGACGGGAGGGGGCTGGGGGTGGGTGAAGACGCACCATGCTGATATCATGGCAGCTCCCCCCATCCTAACCCTCCACCGCCAGGGGGGAGGGAACATTGTAGCTTTTGCAAGAGCCTCTATCTGTGAAAAGTATTTGATGCCATGTAACTTCTGTTTTTTCGTAGGGTGGGCACTGATTCACCGT